GTTATAATTGATTATGTTGATTTATTACATTCTAAAAGAAAAACAAAAGAACGTAAAGAAGAAATTGATGATATTTACTTAAGCACTAAAGGTTTAGCTCGTGAATTAAAAATTCCTATTTGGTCTGTTTCACAAGTTAATAGAATGGGTGCTAAGGACACTGTCATTGAAGGTGATAAAGCAGCAGGAAGTTATGATAAAATGATGATTACTGATATTGCAATTTCATTATCCAGAACTAAGGAGGATAAAGAAGACAATACTGGAAGATTCCACGTTATGAAAAATCGTTATGGTGCT